TCGGTGGTACATCTACTAACGTATCGAGCCGCTTATTTCTCGGCTCCACTGGAGTAAGCGGTGTCGTTTTCTTCTTTGACCGCAGCACCGGGGATTCTGGACTTGCGCAGGCGACAAGTTCGTCTTCCACCAAAACCGACGTACTATGGTGGGATACGTACAGAGCTATCACGATCAACGCACCGTCGAGCGGAACTCACACGATCAACGGCACAACAAACTACACGCCGGCGAATGGCCCGTCGAACGTCGAGATCGGATTCCGCAAGGTTCCGAGAACAACAGACACTACGCTGAATACGGCAAAAGTCGGTCAGTGCATCGCTGTTACTGCCGGCGTGACGATCCCCGCCAGCGTGTACGCTGCGGGGGATAGCTTCAGCATCTACAACGACAGCGCGGCGTCGATCACGCTCACGCAGGGCTCCGGCCTCACGCTGCGGCAGGCTGGTACGTCGAATACGGGCAACCGCACGCTCGCTGCGCGTGGTTTGGCGACCATCTGGTTCAACAGCGCGACCGAAGCTATCATCAGCGGAGCGGGGGTGAGCTAAGATGGGGATGATGAATATGCTGATGGGGGCTAGTGGTGATGTCATCATCACTCCCCTTCCCGGAGGAACGTCATCAGCTCAGAGCGTAGGCGGGAGTGTCACTGTGACTTTGACATTCGGAAATGATGGCTCTGTCATTGCAACAGAAACGGGCGCCAACACTTGGATAGCCGGCCCGGTTAATCATAGGTGGTGTGCTTCTTTTCCATCGTCTACGTATTACGTACGGGCCACAGTAACTGCCGGGTCAGTTAGCGGCGGTACTACAGGAGCATGGCTTTCAACCGACGTAAACCGTTCATGGAGTAGGAATAGAAGCACTCTTGGAGCTAGTTCAGCTACATTGCTCATCGAGATAGCTACCGATTCGAACGGAAGCAACATCATTACGAGCGGAAACTACACAATTTCGGCGATCTTCGTAAACGAGTAAAATAACCGGGCCAGCCCACGTTGGGCTGGCCCACCCAACCACAGGAGATCAACCATGCAAAATCAAGTCAACCTCGAACCGAAGTTCATCATCGAAACGCTGAACGCGGAGATCAGCCGCCTGACGGGCGAAGTGCTCGCGCTGCGCGCGTACGTGGCTCAGCTCGTTGCGCAGGCAGCCGAGAAGAAGCCCGAGACGAACGATGGCGAGCCTGAAGCCGCATGACGTAGGGGGACGAGTGGTGGAGTGGAGAGACCTAGCTTTGGCAGTCCTCTCAGGGCTGTGGGTCGTCTTGTCAGGAGTCGCGACAGCGATATGGGCTCAGGTCCTCCGCAACCGCGATTCGTTGTCGAACTTCGAGCGTCACGTCAGCGAGACGTACGTTCGCCGTGATCACAGCGATTCGCAGTTCACGCAACTGATGACCGAAATCCGGTCTCTGCGGGAGCTGGTGATCGCCACGATCCAGCAGCGCCGGTCTGGGGAGTAGTATGGCGCCGATCCTAGGGTACCTGATCGCCAACGGGCTGCCGCTCGTGGCGAACGCGCTGATGACCGCCGGGAAGGAGAAAGTCGAGCAGGCTCTTGGGGTGAAGCTGCCTGACATGACGACGGGCGGCCTGACGCCGGAGCAGCTCTTCGCTCTGAAGAAGATCGAGGCGGAGAGGCCGGAGAGGCTACTCGCTCTCGCGCTCGAAGAAAAACGGATCGAGCAGCAGGGAGAGGCTGCGGAGGCGCAGGAGATCACGAAGCGCTGGCAGGCGGACATGACCAGCGATAGCTGGCTGTCGAAGAACATCAGGCCGGCGTCGCTTGCGTACGTGCTCTTGGCTCTCACCGCGTTCGCGGTCGGAAGCGGAGCAGGGTTCGACATCCAGAACGCTTACATCGACATCTTCGGCAACCTCGCGATGGCTCTCGTCATCAGCTATGTCGGCGGAAGGAGCGTCGAGAAGGGGTTGACGATCTGGACCCGGAGTAAGCGATGAGCCTGCGGGAAGAGCAGAGCGCTTTCGCGCGCGACATCGTGCGTCTACTGACGTACGCTTCCGGCCTCGGCTACGAGTACACGTTCGGTGAGTTCGAGCGCCCGATCGAGATGCAGAAGCTGCACGTCGCAGCCGGCAGATCGAAGACGATGAACAGCAACCACTTGCGGCGTTGCGCGGCCGACATCTACTTCTTCAAGGGCGGTGAGCTGACGTACGACATCGAAGAACTCGGCCGCTTCTGGGAGGCTCTGTCACCGAAGAACTCGTGGGGAGGGAACTGGGCGTCTTTTAAAGACAAGCCTCACTTCGAACGACGCCCATGAGCCGCAGGCTGCCGATCCAAGAGGGGCTTCCGACGACGGTGAAGATCGGGGCCTACCGGATGCGCATCTCGTTTACCAGTCCGCGCACGCTGCCCGACATGAAGTTCCTGAACGGGCTCTGCGACTTCGACAACGGGGTGATCCACATCAACCGTGACCACGCACGCAACCACTCGCCAGACCGCGTGCTGACGACGATCCTCCACGAGATCGGGCACGCGATCAACCACGTCTACGGTGTGCGGGACGAGAGCGGGGAGGAGGGCTTCGTGACCGGCTTCTCGATCGGTTTCGTTGCCTTCATGATCGACAACCCCGCCTTCCACCACTGGATGAACCGCGTCATCGAATCCACCCGCATCGACCACGCGAGGGCATCTTGAAGCACCTCATCATCCCAGACGTACAGGCGAAACCCGGAATCTCGAACAAGTTCCTCGAAGCGATCGGACGATACGCAGCCGAGAAGCGGCCGGACCGCATCATCTGTCTCGGCGACTTCGCCGACATGGCCTCGCTGTCAAGCTACGACAAGGGAAAGAAGTCGTTCGAGGGCCGGCGCTACTTGGCGGACATCGACGCCGCGAAGGCGGCGATGGAGGTTCTGATGACACCCATCGCGAAAGCTGCCGGGTACCGTCCAACGCTCGATCTGACGCTCGGAAACCACGAGCACCGCATCGTTCGCGCGATCGAGTGCCAGCCGGAGTTGGACGGTGTTCTATCCATCCAGCAGCTCGAATACGAGAGCTTCGGGTGGGGGGTTCATGAGTTCCTGCGCCCGGTACAGCGCGACGGGGTGATGTACGCTCACTACTTCACGTCTGGCGTGATGGGCCGCCCCATCACCACAGCGTCCGCGTTGTTGGCGAAGAAGCATATGAGCTGCGTCGCCGGGCACCAGCAGGGGAAGCAGATCGCGTACGCGACACGAGCCGACGGTCAGACCATCACCGGGATGATCGTCGGCTCGTGCTACGAGCACGAAGAAGACTACCTCGGGCCGCAGGGCAACAAGCACTGGCGCGGGATCGTGATGCTCCACGAGGTCCGCGCCGGCACTTTCGACGAGATGTTCGTCAGCCTGCGGTACTTACGAAGCAAGTTCAGGTAGACGAGTCACACAACCTTCCCGCCAGCATCCTTGATTGCCTTCTTGACCCTATCCACTTTGTCAGAGCTTACTTCGACAACCAGCGTAATCGTTGACTGCCGTTTTCTCCACTTACGGAACTCTGACTCCAACGCCTCGTAGTCGTTGTCTTCATTCCCAATCAACCCACTGTGAACAACGACAACGCTGCTGTCATTGATGGCATCAAAGTCATCTACCGGACCAGCCTCGCCACCGTCTACGCTGATCTCCTCTTCCTCTAAGTATCGACCGCCCTTCCATACGGACGGGTCGTTCATGAACTTTTTGAACTCAAGTCCGGTTGTCTTTGTTGGCATGTTTACTCCCCCGCAAGTTCAGGTAGACGAGTCACGAGCCCATTCATGATCGCGTCGACCACGACGTTGTGGTCGACGCCCAGAACGTCGCAGCAAAACCTGAACGACATCGGGCGCGTGCTGTCGGAGAGCATCCAGACCCTAGCTCCGTCCGAAAGCTCCACGTCATCGGACCGCATGTCTTCGACAGCCTGCTGGATCATACCGTAGCACAGCCGCCGACTGAAGACGCTATCAACGGGAGGCAGCTTCTCCTCTGGGAGACTGTCGATCAGCTCGTTCAGGTACTCATCGAACTTCCCGCTGTCGATGCGCCAGCGAACGCGCGAGCGCCCCTTGCCGCACGTGACGCAGCTCTTGTTCGACAGGTAGCGCAGCGTGTTACCGCAGCAGCGGCACGGTTTGCCGATGTAGTAGTGGGAGTCAGGCTTCAATTGAGGCTTCGAGAACACGGTAGAGCTCCTCTTGGGTGATGTCTTTGCGACGAATCGCTTCGAGCACGATCTCGTCGATCGAGCCCTTCACGATGAGATGGTGGATCACGACACCACGCTTCTGGCCTTGACGCCAGATGCGCGCATTGGTCTGGATGTACTCGTCGAGCGACCACGTGAGGCTGTACCACACGATCGCGCGCCCGCCCGACTGAAGGTTCAGGCCGGTGCTGACGCTTCCCGGGTGGACGACGAGAACGGGCAGCCGGCCCTTGTTCCATTCGTCGATCAGACGGTTGACATGCTGCGCGGGAAGCCCACCGGCGATGAATTCCGTGCGCACGCCGACGTGCTTGGTGAGGTAGGACAGGATGCGGCCGATCTCGTGCCGATACTGGACGGCTACCATCAGCGGCTCCCCCTGTTGCTCGTCGACCAGATCGGCGAGAGCGCGCAGCTTGTCTTCGTGCAGGTTTTGCACAGACCCGTCCGGCATGTAGAGGGCCCCTCCAGTCGCCTGCCGCATGCTGTTCAGCTTCGCTGCCGCCTGCTGCCCGGGTAGTCCGTCGAACGTCCCCATGCGGATGCGTTCGCAGGCTTGCAGAGCATCCGGCGACTCGATCAGGATGTCGTTGTCGCGGCGCTCCGGCATCTCGATGTAGTCGGCCGCGTCGAGGCGGTAGCAGATGTCGGAGATGGCGGAGTAAATCTCAGCGTCAGCCCCCTCACGCAGCGCCCACAGGCTGTAGCCGCCCCACTGCGGCATCTCGACACAGTACCGGGACCGGAATGCGGTCAGCGTGCGCCCGAGTCGCCGCCCGTTGTCGAGGATGCGGACCTGCCCGAATAGGTCCATCAGGCTCTCGGCTGCCGGAGTGCCGCTCAGGCAATATCGTCGACCGAACTGCGGCAACATGGCCTTTAAAGCCTTCGATCGCTGCGCCTGCGTGTTCTTGAACTTCTGGGACTCGTCGACCACGAGGACATCCCACGCGGGCGTCTGCGAGAGGCTCAGATCGGCCAGCCAAGCGACGTTTTCCGGGTTGAGTAGGTAGACGTCAGCCGGCTCCTGAAGAGCCCGCAGGCGCCTTTCTGGGCCCCCTGCGACGAGGCTGAACGCCAGCGGGAAACCCCACTTTTCCGACTCCTGCCGCCACGTCTTTTCCATCGGCCGCTTCGGAGCGATGACGAGAGCCGCGCGCATGGCCCCCGCCCTTTTCAGCTCCGTCAGCCCGGCGAGGATGATCCCAGTCTTGCCAGCTCCGGGGGACAGAAACAGCCCGTACGAAGGGCTGCGCAGCATGCGCTCCAGAGCGCGACGTTGAAACGGGTGCGGAGAGTAGGTGGTCGAGGACATGATCGAAGTCTTCGCGAGACCGGATGACGATAGCGGCGTGGCCAAGCGCGCGGAGCCGGGCGAGCGTCTGTTCCTGCGCCGGGCGGAGCCGGCCGGTGGGCTGCTTGAACTCGATCCAGACAACGAATCCGTCCGGAAGCAGCAGAGCCCTATCCGGCCACCCAACGTCTACCGGCTTTACCTTCACCAGCAGGCAGCCGCGCTTCGCGGCGCGGCCTCTGCACGCTCGCTCTAAAGCGACCTCACGCAAGCGGCCCCCGAGGCTTCTTCTCCCCGGCAGCGCAGACGGCTTCGCCGATCATCGAAGCCGCTGACCCTCCAGCGGTCAGCTCCGGGCTGTAGTCGCCCTTCGCGACGACCATCCCGGTGCCGACGTCGAGCAGAAGCATCGTGCCGCGCTTCGCAAGGCACTGTCCGCGCAGCACCGCGCCGTAGACGACGACCGGTTGTGATCCCTTCGGGGCTGAGATCGAGATCATCGTCTGGTAGTAGAGCTGCCCATCGGCAGTCTTTTTGATCTCGACCCCGAGAGCATCGACGATCGCGACGCCGTCGTCGTTCTCGATGATGACGACGCCGGGCTCTTCGCGGACTGTCGTCTTAGCATACGTGTCGCTGATGAAGGAGAAGCCGATGAAGGCGAAGATGAGAGCAGAAACAACGGCAGACCCCAACGACAGCAGAAAGTAGATCAACCCCTTTCTATCGTCGTCACCGTCAAGAGCGCGTTCGCACGATCGCGCGAAGAAGGCCGTCGCGATGAGAAAGGCGATGAAAAGGACCCAAAGCATGGCTTCCTCCTAAAGGCTGGTGACTCGAACCGTGGTGACTGCTCCGTTCCCGAGGTCCGTGTGCTTCTCGACCAGACGGGACACAGCGCCGAGCAGAGTCTTGTTCTCGGCGAGCAGACCCTCGACGACCGCTTGCCAGTTCGTCTTCGACCGCAGGGTGCGGACGACGGTCGCAGCATAGCAGGTACCTTCGATGCGGATCGAATTCGTGGTGTCGAGCCCGACCGATTCCGCGAACTCGACAAGCTCGCGCTTCAGCTCCTCTTCCTCGCGCGCGACTTCGGCCGCCTCAGCTTTCAGCAGCCCGAGGGTGTCGACTTTGCTCATCAGCGGTTTCAAGCGAATTTCGATAGTCATGGTATCTCCTTTCATGGTGGGTGGCGGAATTGTGGCCCGATTCCGGGCCGCATGTCAAGCGCCGTCTGTCAATGGTACTCTCCGAGTGCGCAATGAAGGACCTCATGCCCTACAACGGTCGTCAGAGGGTCGTCCAGCATCTTCGGGCGCTGGACGTGGATGACGCAGCGATTCGACTCCGGGTAGAACTCCGCGCACCCGGGGTAGCGCTGCCGCACGACCAGATCATCCGGCACCCCGCGCCACGCGCCGAGCTTGCGACAGCGGTTGATGACGGAAAGCCGATCTTCGTGCCACTCGATCGTCAGCTCGAATTTCCTGACGTCGCTGGTCGGCTTGATGGGCTGCGCGCATGCTTTGGTCGAGTAGCCGAATACGAAGGCGAGAGCAACGAATACGAGGATGGCTGCGATGATCGCGCGAGCGTAGGCGCCGATCAGGATCAGAAACAACTCCCAGTTTTTCATGTCAACCCCGTTCGACGATCATCAGTTCTGTGCTCTCACAGACCGGGCAACGCAGCCCGCCACGCGCGGATGCCGCGTCAACCCACTTCTGCGTGATCCGAATGACTGCACCGCAGTCCGGGCACTCTGCCTTCAACAGGAAGGTCTTCTGGACCGTCCTCGATTCGACCTTCATAGCTGCGTGAGGATACGGGCCAAGCTCCAGCAGGATCAGCCGCAGCTTTTCCTTGAGTTCAGGCCCGACAGACGTACCGGTCCCCGGGCCTTGCAGCCCTGCGGCCTTCGCGATTGCGATGAAAGGTTTTCCGTGCCCGTGCTGGCAGTCGTCGATCGCGTGGCATAGTTCGTGGACGAGCACTTCGAGCACCTTCTCACCGTCGAAGAGGATCGGGTTGATAAAGATCTGGTTCGTACCGTCCGTTGACGATGCGCGCGGCCAGCATTGCCCGAGCGTCTTTTTGCGTTCCGAGACGCCACCACGATGCGGCCATCCGCAGCTTACGCGGACGCGATCTTTCGGGATTGCGCCGTTGAACACGTCATCCAGCAGCGCACGGACGGCGGCTTCTAGCCATTCTTCGCGAGTCATGTCACCACTCCCCGCGTTCGGCTGCGTCATAGGCGGCCTCGCGCGCGTTCAAGACGTGGCGGGGCACGAAACCTTCGCGTTTCAGCTCTTCGAGATTCCGAGCGAAGCAGTACGCTTCGCTGATTCGGCTGAACACGACAGGCACCTGTTCGTCGAACCCTTTGCGGGTGTCGACGACGTAGTACAGCGTCGTGCTCCCGGACGCAATCGGCACGACATCGTACGGGTAGATGCCGCCAATCGAGTGCTTCTGCAGCCCGCCGCTGCCGGCGTGACCGCCGATGATCGGGTCCGGGTTCTCGCGCGAGCGTTCGATCGCGAGCGCAAACGACGACGGGTAAGTACGGAGCGGGTGATCGACTTTCATTCGGAGTCTCCTTCAAGGTATTCCTCGACCTCATCCATGACGCGGCCGAACTCGATGGTGCGAAGGTAGTATTCCCCGACCATCGCGTTCTTCCGCGCCTTCCATGCATGCAGTACGAGACGCAGCACGTCCTCGGGGTTCATCGACTTGTCCACGACTCAGCCTCCAAGGTGCTCGGTCTCGCCGATCAACGCGAACGTGTAACCGTTCTTCCACGACGTCACCGCGTACTCACCCTCAAGGTTGAGCAGCTTCGCAAACTTGTCAGCCGCATTCCGATGGTTCTCGAAGGAATCCATCGAATGGTTGTACGGCTCGATGATGCGATGCTTGATACCGTACGCGGTCACCGAAATCTTCGATCCCGTCGTGTTCGTCGGTCCGAGATACTTCGTCTTGATCAGCGTCATGTTTGCTCTCCTTTCGTCTCACGCAAGCTCGTAATCTCCGTCGGGAAACGCGACCCCGACTACGTGCGCGCCCAGATAGAGGGTCTCCAGATCGTCGTCGTCGCACGTGTCGAACTCTTCACCCCCGTGAACGACGTAAATCTCCATCTGGTACTTCTTGGCCTTCTTGCGGGCCGCTTTCACTGCCTCGTTGTACGTCATCGTCTACTCTCCTTTCAATTCACCTCGGATGTCCCAGAAGTGTTCCATAAAATCGTTCAAACACCTCCATCAACCATGAGCGTACTTTAAAGTCAATCGACCAGTCTGCCAACCCCCGAACCGACCGTTCGTCGGCCAGATCAGTCTTTCCGGTAGGCAGGCGCCAGAAAGCCCGCACTGCGAATGGGGGCATTCCGGCACCAGCCCGGGGCCGCCATGCACTCCTGCAGCTCGCGCAGGTCCGACTCCTCGCGCCCCTCTCGCGTCAGAACGACGATCTCGTCGTGGACGTGCAGGACGACGTCGAGCCCCTGGCGCTCCGCCTCACGCAACGCGTGGGCGAGCACGTCGCGGCTGATGGACTGGACGATGTTCTCGGTGAGCTTTCCGCCCCACGTGCTGATGGTCCCCCACTGCCCGGTGTTCTGATTCACCCCATCGTACTGGATGACGTCCGACCAGTACCAGTTCTCCGGGTCCTCTTCCCACGCCTTCAGCCTCTCGGCTGACGATTCGACCTCGGCCGGCGGGATGCGCATGCGACGCGTTTCGGTCAGGCGAGCGTTGATGTAGGTGATCTCAGTTCCTGCCGGCAACCGGCAGACGACGTGTTGATCGCGCGGCGCGAACACGAACTCGCGATACCTGTACGGCTTGCGGTGGATGATGCACTGCTTCATCGCCGTCTCTAGCCCGCTCCACAGAGCGACGATCAGAGGGTGCGTGTCACGATACGTGCGGATCGCGCGCTGCGCTTCTTCGGGCGTCATCTTGACGCCCATTCCCGCGGAGTACTCGACCAGCGTTTTACCGCCGAGCCCGTATCCGCCCCCGAGCACCGGCGGCTTGCTGAACGTGCGCTGCTCCTTCGTCACCTGATCGTACGGTACACCGAACTGCGCGGCGGCGAAGTCCTTATACGGGTCGAGCCCTTCGGCGAACCGCTTCATCTTCTCCTCGTCGCCGGCGGCCCAGTAGAGCATCACGACCTCGATCGAAGCAAAGTCGGCGATCGCGAGCATGCGGCCTCCCGGGTCGCGCACGATCGAACGCACGAGATCGGCGATCAGCTTGAACGGGGCGGGATAGAGCGAACGGAGAAGGTCGACGTCTTCGTGCTGTAGGACGTCCCACGCGGTCTGAATCTCCTCATCGCTGCCGAGACCTCGACGGAGGTTTTGCGGCTGTAGGCCACGCCCGCTCCAGCGATGCGTACGACCCGCACCGCTGTATTGGAGCATGTGCCGCATCACGCCGTCGACGGTCTGACGGACCGCGACGTCGTACTTCTTCGGAGCAGACATGCCAGCACCGACTCGCAGCAGAAGCACACGCCGAACGTCAGTCGGAAGCTCCTTGTTCAACAGACCGTTGATCGTAGCAGCATCGAGCGAATCAAGCTGAATACCCAGTTTACGTTGGACCCACTGCTTGATCTGGATCGGGCTGTTCGGGTTCTCGACACCTGTGATCTGCTGAATCTCGCGCAACGCGTCGGCACACAGACGTTCGAAGATGCGGCTCGCAATACGCGCACGTTCGACGTCTACAGGTACGCCTCGACGGTTGATCCGCTGCGACATCTGGTAGACGAGCAGCTCTTCTTCCGGCCATCCAAGACCGATCTCGTCGAGATACGTCGCGACTGCGGCCTCGATGACGATATCGTTCGCGTTGTACTCGACGAAACGTTGCCAATCGCCCGGCTGTTCTTTCGGACCTCCCGGCTTCGGCGGCATGCAGAAGATGCGGATCAGTCGCGACGACTCGCTCGTCTTTCCATCGATCCCGAGAGCATGGCACGCCTCATCCAGCGATGCAGGCAGCGAACGGTACTGAGCGTGGCCCATCGTGCAGGACCACTTCTCGTCCGGCAGCTTCAGGCCGAGGACGTGCTCCGTTATCTCCTGCTCGAAGCCGGCGTTCCATGCGTGGATGATCTTCGCTTCGAGAAGGTCGGAGCGCAACTCGTCGAGCGAGTTCGAGTTCGGGTTGCGCTCATCGTACTGCTTCATATTGCCGCGCTCGTCTGTCCACGCGGCGAGGATGATGCGGGTGCTGTGGTGGCGAGCGTAGTGCGCAAGGCCGACCGTCTTGAGATCGGACTCACTGTAGGTCTCGTAGTCGAGATGCACGTGTTTCCTTCCAAGCTTTTCTGGCGTCTTCGAACAGTTCCGAGAATGCGATTCCGATGTAGTGGTAAAGGTAGACGAAGACGGCCGGGATGAAGAGCGCGATGATGCGCGCTCTCTTCCACAACGTACGGCCGTTCATTCTCCCTCGCCGGTCAAGAACCGCTCCTCCAGCTCCAGAACTGCGAGAGCGTTCCACGCGACGTGCGCGAGATGCGGCAGGAGCGACTCCTCGTCCAGCTCGTCCCCGCGATGGTGGGCGAGGAGATGACGCCACAAAGCGTCCATGTAGCGCTCGGTGCCATTCTGAACGGTGAGCCATCCACGGTCGCAATACTTCTGCGCGCCGTACGTGCCGACCGCAGTGACCAGCTCAAGTGCCCGCGAGAATTCGCCAAGCACGAGGCTGTGGCGAGGTTTGCCGGAGTCCAGTTTCACGCCCGGCTTGTGCTGATTCTCGTCTTTGTCCATCTTGAACCTCGTAGTGAGTGTGAAAAGGTGCCGGGGATTCTGGGCGGGGCTCCCCGGCGGGCCCCTAGTCCCCCTTCTGTGGGGGATCAGAAATCCTCCTCGGGCTCGACAGCCTCGACCCCGAACTCACGATCAGCTCGCGGCCCGCCAGCCAGCGGCTCGCCCTTGCGCACGAGCTGCACGTTACCGAGACCGCATCCGACGCCCTTTTTCGTGGTCACGTCGAAGTCGTAGAACACGACCGAGACGTTGCCGTAGTCGCCGCTGTTCCAGTCGGCGGGGTTCGCCTTGTTCAGCGATGCGTCGACGACATCCGGGGCGCGCTCCTCGGGCGTGCTCGCGTTCAGGAAGTAGTGGCCGGCGTAACCCTCGCGACCGTAGTTCGAGTCGTTCTTGTCGTCGCCGTCGCGCAGGGGGTTGTGCAGGCCTGCCGTCTTACCTTTCCAGCACTCGTCGATGATCGACTTGATCGCCGACTTCACTTCCGACACCTGCGGGTGATCTTTCGGGATCAGGATCGTCGTCGAGTAGCGCTTGCGGCCCTGCAGGTCCTCCTTCGGACGGAAGACGGACAGGAAGCTGAAACGGACGTTTTTCAAAACGATGCGTTTGGACACTCGTGCCATGTTGCGTTTACTCCTCGTTGTGCTCGGTTTGGAAATCGGCGGACGCGTCGAGCAGCAGCGCCGGCCGGGGATCAGTTTCAGGAGCGATCTGCGGGGCTCCCTGCTGTTTTGTCGTCAGACGCTCGATGATCTCGTGCTTTTTGCCGAGACGCGCTTCGGCGTCCCCGATCGTAATCAGCTTGCGCTCGACGCGCCACGCGTCATCACCGAGCACGGAGGGAAGCTCCTGCTCGGCCTCTGGCCTCCAGCGACGGGTGGAGCGCCCCCCGACCAGCTTGTAGCCTGGGACTTTCTCGCCCCTGCGCAGGAGACCTATCACACCAGCCTCGACATCATCGCACCACTGTCGCACGTTCGGGACCTGCTTCAGAGCCTCGGCCAGTTCGTGCGGCTGCAGCTTGTTGAACTCGGCCGACACCATGAATTCGATCATCGACTTGCGTGCGGAGCAGAACGCACGCCCGGGGCACCAGCGGCAAGCTTTCGGCGACGGGTAGTAGACGTGCGGCAGCTCTCGGACATCATTCGCCGTCTTCCGCACGAGCTCTTCGAATTCCCGCAACTCGTCAATGGTCACCTCAACGGTGTCGATGTGGTCTCGTCGCGGCTGGTAGACGTGTAGGACGACCTTTTCGACCCCGAGATACCCGAGCTCGTACATCGCGCCCGAAGCGTACATCGCGAGCTGCGGGTTCAACAGCCGGACCCCCTTCTCGTTCTCCGTCACGAATACCAGATCGCCCTTCCCGAACTTGAGGTCGCAGACGTGCAAAGCTCCGTCCTTTAGGACGATGAAGTCTGCGGTGCCTGTCGCCAGCGCGCCGTCGGGGGCGTGCTCACCGGTCAGATGGCCGACCGGCACCCGGTGCTCTACAGCGACCCACTCCGCGCCACCCGCCAGCTCCGCGCAGTATTCGACGTAGCTGCGGATGTACGGCAGCCAGTCGCCCGGAACCTCGCAAATCTGGAACTCTCTTCGGAAAATGCGAGCTTCGAGCCCCCGCGCGGCGCGCTCGTGAGCGAGGGTGCCTTCATCCGATGCTTCGGTCGGCGGCTGTTCGAACTGCTCAGCGAACGCGACCGAGCCCGGGCAGCGCATCCAGCGGTGAGCGCTCGACGGCGAAAGCCTCGCGTGGTAGCCCATGTCACGACCCCCAAGCGTCGACGAGGATCAGTCCGATGTTCGCCACAGCGTAGCCGAAGTAGACGATCCAGAGCGGGCTGCCCTTCAGAGCGAACAGGATCGACGTGACCGCGTACGCGAGAGTCACAGCAGCCACCAGAAGAATCGTCGCGCTCATTGCAGGGCCCGCAGCTTCTCGTAGACCTCGGCGCTATCCTCCGGGGCGACCTCTGTGATCGTCTTCAGCCCCAACGACGCCACAAACGCTTTCACCCTCCCGGCACCGATCTGCTTCGCTTTCTCAGCAGCCAGCTTGCGCAGCTCGTTCCCGCTGTAGACCTGCGGGATGCTCGACTCGTTCGGCTGTTTCGCTTCCACAGCTCCGGTGGCTTCGCGGATGGGTTCCACAGCTCCGGTGGCTTCGCGGATGGGTTCCACGCGTTCAGCGAATGGCAGCAGCCACTGCAGAACATTGATCGCTTCCCGGATATCGCTCGCGTCGTTGGGGTTCACGCCGATAGCAAGTTGCAGCATATCGTAAGTTCTCCGTGTTGAGTGAGGCGCGCAGTATGACATACTTGAATCCCTTTTCAACAGAACAGGAGAACCCCTATGCACAAGAACGACACCCACATTGGGTTTGTCATCAGCAAAGCGATCCGCAAGAAAATGGAACGTGTCGCCAAACAGCACTCCGTGAGCCTCAGCTCCGTCGTGCGGTGGGCTATCGTGTACTACCTCAACCACGTAGAAGCGCCGCCCGCAGCCCGCAAAGGCTCTAAGTAAGAAGCGAGAGTACGCGATCCCGCGCTGGCTGGGGCGGCGCGGATTCATGATACAGTCATCGCCCCTCTGTTCAACCCACCTTGCACGAGGACAACGTGAAGCACAGCCCATCCATCCTGACGAGGAACGGTGTCCTATTCGATCTCGCCGATCCGAAGCCTGAACTCGTCCGACTCGAAGACATCACCTACGCTCTGTCGCACATCAACCGGTTCACCGGCCACACGCGCACGCGTTGGACCGTCGCTCAGCATTCGCTGCTAGCGTATCACCTCGCGTCGAAATGGAAGTCGGACTCTCTTCCGTACGTCAGCGATCTGCGCATCCTCTGCCTGATGCACGACGCGGCAGAAGCTTACGTCGGCGACGTCTCGTCTCCTCTGAAGTCGCTCGTTCCGCAGTTCCGCGAGATCGAGAAGCGAATTCAACGCGCGATCTTCGAGAGGTTCAGGCTCCCGCAGCCTGACGATCATCTCACCGATCTGGTCAAGACGATCGACTCGATCTGCTACGTCGCGGAGCGCAAAGTTCTGATGCCCGAGTTCGACTTCGCGAAGCACGGCCACAGCGATCACGAGCTCTACCAGCATATCGAGTTCTGGTGCCCGCTCTCGATCGAGACAGCGTGCGCGTTCATCAAGTCGAATCTCTTCGTCAACGCGAGCGGGAAAGGCAAATACTCGTCCTCTGGTCAGCTCGCGAAGGAGTTCGAGCGCGCGATCCTGAATGAGCTGGAGGCGCGATGAGCTACGGAACGACAGCAAACGATCTGCTCGCGCGCGGATATGAGCCGATACCCTGCGCAGGCAAGCGCCCGATCTACAGCGATTGGCAGAACAAGGTCGGCGTCAATCCGGCGAAGCACTACGAGGCGAACGTCGGTCTGCTCACACGATCGACACCGGCTCTCGATGTCGACTTCGAGAGCGAGGACGTACTCGGCATCGTCGAGAGCGTCATCGGCAACGCTCCGAAACGCATCGGGCGCAAGGGTGCTCTTTACCTGTTCCGCACCGACGCCCCGTTCCGCAAGATGAGGCGCGAGTACGTGCGCGACGGCGAACATGGCGCGATCGAATGGCTCGCAGAAGGGCAGCAGTTCATCGCGTACGGTACTCACCCGGGCACCGGCAGGCCGTACACGTGGGTGGGCGGTCGAGGGCCGCGAGATGTCGAGTCGCATGATCTCACGACGATCGACGAGACGGCGGCGTTGCGCATCCTCGATGAGATCGAGGAGCGTCTGCTCGCGTCTGGTTGGCAGCGCAAATCCGGTGCGGCAGGATCGACCGGGTCGATGATCCGCCGCGGTTCCCCGGTCGAGTTCGACATCCCGGACTCCGACTACACGCAGCGCCAGATCGAGTGCCTGAAGGCTCTCCCGCATCTCGACGCGGAGGACTACGGATCGTGGATCGCTGTCGGTCACGCTTTGCGATCAGAGGGATTCGAGTTCGAGGTCTGGGACGCGTGGAGCCGCACTGCTCCGAACTACGATCGCGATGCGTGCATCAAGCGGTGGGACAGCTTCCACCCCCGCAGCGCTGGAGCGTATTCGCTGCTGCGTGCTGCAGGGATGAGTACAGCGAGTCTCGACTTCGATCCGATCGCGGGCGCGCAGGAGGAGCCCGCACTGGCCCCAAAGAGGGCCGACATCCAGACGGTCGCGAGCATCGCTGAGCGCAAGCCGCCAGAGTGGCTGGTCAAGGGTCTCATCCCGAGGATGTCTCTCGTCGGTCTGATCGCTTCACCGAACGCGGGCAAGTCTTTCCTGCTTCTCGATCTGTGCGCGGCCGTTGAGCGTGCAGGGTCGGCGGATGTCACGTGGTTTGGGCGCCGCGTTAAAGCGGACGAGAGATCGATCTGCGTGGTGTTCAGCTACGAGGGATCGATGGTCGTACGTGCGAAAGCGCTGCGCAAGCGGTTCGACGGAGTCGGCAGCCGGATCGTGATTGAGAGCGGTTGGCCGAATCTTCGTGACCCGGAAAGCGTCTCCCGCGTCATGGAGCGCATCAAGGAGATCGAGCAGGCGCTCGGCGGGCGCGTGAGGCTGATCGCATTCGATACGCTGAATCTCGCGCTGGCGGGCGGCAACGAGAACTCCAGCGAAGACATGGGCGCCGCCGTAGGCGCTATAAAGCGTCTTCGGGACGCGTTTCGTTGCTCGGTGGTGGTCGTCCATCATCTGGGAAAGGATGAGACGAAGGGCGCGCGCGGGCATACGTCGCTGCTCGGCGCGCTCGACACGGAAATCACGATCGTCGGGGATAAGGCAGCCCCGACCCGGACGATCGAGCTCACGAAGTGCAGGGACGGGGATGGGATCGGCGGGTTCGGATGGTTCAGGCTCGCGGTGGTCGGGCTCGGATTCGACGAGGACGGCGACGAGATGACTTCGTGCGTGGTCGAGCCGACGGTAGAGGAGGAGGCGGCAGCCGGGCGGATGAAAGAGGCCGAGGAGCGCGTCAGGAAGGCTCTGGAGCCGTTCCCGGGAGGGTTGAGTAAGAATGCCCTATTCGCGGCTGTCGGCGGCAACAGGACACGCTTTTTCGCCGATCTGGAGGCGCTGCGTGAGGCAGGCAAGATAGAATTTAAAGCTGGTGAACGTGGGGCGCTTCTTGTGGTGTGGGGTTGCGGTTCGACCAGTACCACCAGTACCAACTAGTACCGGTACTGGTGGTACAAGTACCAGTACCAGTACCGCCCCTTAAGGGCGGTACTGGTACTGGTCGGTAGAACTGGTACCGGTCAGCGTACTGGTACTGGTCGGTAGAACTGGTACCGGTCAGCGTACTGGTCGGGTCGGGTCGGGTCGGGTCGGGTCGGGTCGGGTCGGGTCGGGTCGGGTCGGGTCGGGTCGGGCCGGGTCGGAGCCCTGCAAAAGCCGCCGATCAAGCCTTGCGTCCGGGTGCAAGTGTTGCGTTTTCGCAACAGCCGTTCGTGGCCGACGAACGGTAGGCCCGGGGGCTTGACAGGGGCGATGATACGCTTTAAAGTACGCTCAACGGTTGGGGGTGGCCCGACCGGGAACTGAAAGGAGATGCGAGATGTTCCTTCTGAACTTCGGGCTGAACCGGAACGACGGCAAGGGTGAGGTCGATGTAATGCGACTGGTGCGCGATTTGCACTACTTCGGGATGTCGCCCGTTCTGCTCGGAACCCCGAAGAGCGACACCGAGCCGACGGCTGTTATCTCCGTCAAGAGCCGGCCGACCGGAACGATGGTCGATTACCTGTGCGATCGGTATGCGCAGGACTGCTTTGCGGTCTACTGCCCGTCCACCGGCACCGGTGAGCTTGTGGGCCCGAAAGCTGCCGAATGGGGTGAGTTCAACCCCGCCTACTTCATCGTGAACGGGTACGGTAAGCGGTTGTCGGAGGCGCTGGCCTAGAAACTCAACACCCGACTGTTGCCGGCCTGCTACAATGCAGGCCGGTTTGCTTTTGTCGCGAAAAAACAACATGCCCAAAGGACGCTCGAACAACCCCAACGGCCGCCCGAAGGGCTCGCCGAACAAACTCACGACCGAGCTTCGAGAAGCCATTCTAGAAGCCGCCAAAGCCATCGGCCGCCGCATCGCGGCCGAGGACCCCTCTGCATCCAAAGACGCGATCGTGGCCTACTTGGAACGCTTCGGGATGTCTCCGCACAAGGAGGAGAGGGTGGCTCTGCTCCAGCTCGTCGGCAAGGTTTTGCCTCTCAAAGTCCACGGCGCCGACGACGGGCCGCTGCAGATCGTGATCCGCACCGAAGGGGGCGCTCAGTGACCACGCTCAAGGGCGCAACGATCGGGCTGCTCTCGATCCTACTGTGGCCTGTCGCGCTGCTCGTGGTCGCGGTCTGCGCGATCCTGCGGCTTCCGTATCCACGTTGGGTCGACACGATCGATGATCCGTACGTGCGCGATGGTGTGGGCGCGCATCGCGGCGAGTACGAGCCGACGGTGCGAGCGGTCTACGAGCGCTACGGGCGCGTCATCGGTGATATCTATTGGCTCGGCTTCCGCAATAGCATGTACGGTTTCGTCCTGAGCTTCAAGCCGGACCAGCTCAAGCCGCGATACGATGTCGGTCGTGGCGTCTACAACTACTCGCACCTGCTGGATGGGATGAGCCAGCGAGCGATCGGCTACTGGATCGCGATCTACACGGTCGTCGACTACAGAGCGATCGTCGTGTGGCCGCCGGGCCCGTTCTGGCTCGTGTTCGGATGGAAGGTCGACACGATGGTGCGCGACCCGCTCGGCGCGCGTCATCCGATCAACGCTGAAGCGCGGCCCACGTTCAGCATCCGGTCGAAGAGGGCTGCGTGAGCGAGATGCCGGAGTTCTTCTGCGACGCGATGTTCGCTGTTTCGCTCGCGATCCAGCTCTGGTTGCCGATCGCGATCCTGACGTTCTGACGCACGTGGCAAAGATCGAGCTGCCGGCGAACTTCACGCCGCGTCATTATCAGCGGCCGATCATGGCCTTTTTCGATCGTGGCGGAAAGCGTGCGTTCTGGTGCGTGCATCGTCGTGGTGGCAAGGACCGCACGATGCTGGCCCAGATCAGCAAGATGGCGCACCAGCGCATCGGAACGTACTGGCACATGCTGCCGACGCTTAAGCAGGCGAGAAAGGCGGTCTGGGACAACATCACGCTGGACGGAAAGCGGCTGATTGACGCAACGTTCCCGCCGGAGATCGTCGCGAAGCGCAACGAGACCGAGATGAAGATCGAGCTCAAGTGCGGCTCGATCATCCAGCTCATGGGCGCCGACAATTTCGACTCGAACGTCGGCGCGAATCCGGTGCACGTGACGTTCTCCGAGTTCGCGTTGACGCATCCTCGCGCGTGGCATCTCGTGCGTCCGATTCTCACCGAGAACAACGGCACCGCCGCGTTCATCAGCACTCCGCGCGGGTACAACAGCTTCTACGAGATCGGAGAGGTCGCGCGCAAGGACGACACCGGCCGCTGGTACTACGCTGTGATGCCGATCGACGTGACGGGCGTCATGACGCGCGAGCAGGTCGAGCAGGAAGTGCGCGAAGGAATGCCCGAGAATCTCGCGCGGCAGGAATACTACTGCGACTTCAGCGCAGCGAACGTCGGCTCGATCCTCGGCCCGTGGCTCGAAGCCGCTCACCGCGAGGGACGTCTGCTAGACGATCTGGTCGCCGACCCGGACGGCTCGCCGCTGGAGCTATCGGGCGACCTCGGATTCAACGACACCTGCGCGTGGTGGCTGTGGCAGCGCCTCCCGGGCGGATGGTTCGCGTGCCTCGCGTACGTCGAGGATAGCGGGCTCGACGCTCAGGACTGGCTCGATCGCTTCAACGAGAGGCTCGGTTGGACGCCGGAGCGAATCGGTCAGGTCTGGCTGCCGCACGACGCGCGAGCGAAGACGTTCGCGACCCGCACCAGCGCTTTAGAGCAGTTCCGCGCCGCCGGCTACAAGACCGACATCGTTCCGCAGGTGAGCGTGACTCATCGGATCAACGCTGCCCGCACGATCGCTCGCCGCACGGTCTGGAATTCGGTCACGTGCGAGATCGGGCTGAAGGCTCTGCGCGACTGGCAGTACGAGTACGACGAGGAGCGGCGCACATACAGCAAGAACCCTGACCACAACTGGGCCTCGCACGGGAGCGACGCGTTCTCGTACGGTGCTCTGACGATGGAGTCTCGCAGCATCGCGCTGCCGACGCCGAAGGAAGTCAAGCAGTTCGCGAGGACGGCGGATCGTGGATTCGCTTTAGAGGAGCTATGGGACACGGCTCCGATGAGGAGTAGCCGGGTATGAAGAAGGAAGACGTCGCGTACGGCAATCAGCCGAGCAGCTACGACAAGACGCCGCAAGGAATGGCGGAGCTGTGGGCGAAGGAGCTGGAGTCCGCGAACAAGGAGCTGAAGACCTTCAAGGAGAAGTCGAAGGTCGTCGTTCAGCGGTATCTCGACAACCGCGACGGGCTCTTCGACGACCAGCGCAAGAACGTCAACCTGTTCTGGTCGACGACGCAGGTCCTGCTCTCTGCACTGTTCGCTCGGCCGCCGAAGGTCGACGTCAGCCGCATGCACAAGGACGCGCAGGACGACGTCTCGCGCGTCGCTGGCGTCATCCTCGAACGCATCCTCAATCGCGGCCTGCAGGACGATGGGAAGTTCGACCGTGAAGCGTTCAAGCAAGCGATCAAGGACCGTCTCATCGTAGGTCTCGGTCAGGTGTGGGTCCGATACGAGGTCGAGATCGAGAAGCAGACGATCGAGCCAGCGATCGATCCGGTGACGGGCGCTCCGATGGGCGAGCCGATCGAGGCAGAGGTCATCAAAGAAGAGTCGGTTCCGATCGACTACGTGTACTGGGAGGACTTCGATTGGTCGCCCTGCCGCACGTGGGAAGAGTGCAGGTGGGTCTCGCGCCGCACGTATCTGACGAAGGACCAAGCTGTGAAGCGGTTCGGTGAGACGATCGCCGGACAGCTCAACTACACGAACAAGAAGAAGGCGGAGAGCCCGATCGACGTGCAGTCCGAAGCGTGGTCGAAGGCGTGCGTCTACGAAATCTGGTGCAAGGACGAGAAGAAGGTTTACTGGTACAGCCCCGGCTGCCCGGTGATTCTCGACGTCCGCGACGACCCGCTGCAGCTCGACGGCTTCTTCCCGTGCCCGAAGCCGCTCGCAGCGAACCTCACGAGCTCACGCTTCATGCCGAAGAGCGACTACGCGATGGCGCAGGACATCTACACGCAGCTCGACGAGCTGAATACGCGCATCTCGTGGCTCGTGAAGGCGTGCAAGGTGGCCGGCCTGTACGACCAGAACACGAAAGGAAGCGTTCAGAGGCTGTTCCAAGAGGGCAGCGAGCTGTCGCTGATCCCGGTTGACAACTGGGCAGCGTTCGCGGAGAAGGGCGGAGTTCAGGGGACAATCTCTTGGGTTCCGATCGAGCAGATCGCGAACGTCATCGCTCAGCTTCGCGTCGAGTCGGCGGCCGCTCAGCAGCAGCTCTACGAGGTTCTCGGCATCAGCGACATCATGCGCGGCGCTTCCGACCCGGACGAGACGCTCGGGGCGCAGCAGCTCAAGGCTCAATTCGGGAGCTCGCGAATCCAATTCACGATGAGCGAGATCGCGGACTGGGTTGCTTTCGCGTGCCGCATCAAGGCGGAGATCATCAGCCGTCATTGCCAGCCGGAGAGCATCGCGAAGTGGTCGAACATCGAGGCCACCGCCGACGCTCAGCTCGCGCCGCAAGCGATCCAGCTCATCAAGAGCTTCGAGGACTTCGAGTGGAAGGTCTCGATCGACCCAGATACGATGGCCGCGATCGACTACGCGCAGGAGCGGGAGTCGAGGACTCAGATGCTCGACGCTCTCGGCGTGTTCATGGAGCGCACGATGCCTCTCGTGCAGCAGGCTCCTCAGGCTGCCGGTGTCGTTCTGGAGCTCGTGAAGTGGGCGATCGCTGGTTTCAAAGTCGGCAAGGAGATCGAGAGCGTCATCGATCAGACGATGGACGCGATCAAGCAGGGCGCGAGCCAGCCGCAGCAGCCGCCGATCGAGCTGGAGCTGGAAAAACTGCGTGCCCAGAACCGCATCGACGTCGAGATGATCCGCGGCGACACGCAGCGCGACATCCAAGCCTCGAAGCACCAGATCGAGCTGCTGAAACTCGGCATGGAGCAGCATCTCGCGCAGCTCAACCAGCAGCTTCAGCTCATCTCCGACACCATCGCGCAGCAGCGCGACGACGTGCGCGCTCAATTGCAGCAGCAACAGCAGCTACAGCAGCAATTGCAGCAAGCTAAGCAGTCGCAGCAGCCCGCTCAGCCCGTCAACATCGTCGGAGGCTCCGACATGATGGCACTGAACGAGGCTTTGGCGAAGCTCGGAAACGGAATCGAGGAGCTGAAGAACAAGAAGAACCCTCGAAGGGTGCGAACTCCGGTTCGCGACGCGAACGGTGACATCGTCAAGGTCATCGAAGAAGACGAAGAACCGCAAGTCCTGCCGCAAGGGATGCCGCTGCAATGACTTTCAAGGTCAACCACGCCTACACGAGCGCGATACCGGACGATCCGGCCGATCTCGCGGCCGGGAAGATCACTCCGAGCCGCTGGAATGCTGATCTGGTCGCGACGATGAGCAGCGGCCGCATCGCAGGCCGCGTGTCGGCCGGCGTTGGGGCCGTCGAGGAGCTTGACAGCTCCACAGTGGCCGGCCTTCTGGGGCTCGGGAGCGCAGCGTACTCGTCCACGAGCGACTTTGCGGCCTCTTCGCACACCCACAGCGCCGCTGACATCACGTCAGGAACGTTTGCGGACGCACGGATCGCGCAATCGAATGTAACGCAGCATCAGGCTGCTCTCAGCATCTCGTGGACGCAGATCGGAGGCAAGCCGACAACGCTCGCAGGGTACGGGATCACCGACGCTGCCCCGCTTTCGCACGTCGGAAGCGGCGGCGCGGCTCACGCGAACGCTGTTCCGAACGGTGCAGCCGGCTTCATGACGGGTGCCGACAAGAACAAGCTGGACGGAATTCAGGCCGGAGCGACAGCGAACAGCAGCGACGCG